CCGAGCGCTGAAGCACTCGACTACGCTAGGAATCTGTATGATCAGAAAACAGCGACGCCCGTCGACACAGGACTGGAAGACCGAGGCGGCTTTGCTGTAAAGCTCCCTCCGGCTTTGTGCTCGGTAAACTTGACTCAACCCCTCAATATACCCGCGGTCGCTGGCAGCTTGGGGTAGACACGGCCTATCGAGGCATAAAATGCGATTTGTTCGAAGTCGAGGGCTTAGCCGGCTTTCCCGATCTTGCGTCCTTCTTTGACGCGATTCGCACCCTGGGCCCCGACGACAAGAGCGGCGCCGTGTCGTCGACTGGAAAATTCGAGTATACTGGTCCGGATTTATGGAACGCTGCGCAAATCTGCGGTACCGCGCGCCTGAGCAAACTCGTGGACGCCTACTTTCCTCCAGTCGGGCAGATCAGGCGGACACTGAACCCGGCCTTCATTGAAGCGATCGAGAAAATCTTCGCGGAGAATGGCGTGCAGTGGTCGGACCGACCAGTGTTGCCGATCAGGCCCGCCAGCGCTGAGGCCCCCGCCCCGCGCTGANCGAAGCGCGNCAGCCGCCGCTNAAGGACCAGTACGACGAGTGGCTGGCGCGCATCATCTGCTACGCCTTCTCGGTCCCCGTTTCGCCGTTCGTCAGCCAAGTCAATCGCGCCACCGGCGAGACCATGCGCCAGCAGGCGACGCAGGAAGGGCTCGTGCCGCTCAAGGCGTGGGTGAAGAACGCCCTCGACCACGTGATCCAGGAGTACATGAACGAGCCCGGGCTCGAGTTTGTGTGGGTCGGCGACGACGCGGTCGATCCGCTGGAGCAGGCGCAGACGCTCAACATCTTGGTCTCTGCCGGCATCAATACGCGCGAGGAGGCGCGCGCGGACCTGGGCCTCGGACCGACAGCGGGAGCAGCAGCGCCGGCCTCCCGGACCCTGCTGCGTCCGCAGATGCGCTGCCCCGTGCAAGCGCAAACTCCTGCGTTTCCGGGATGTAGAACAAAAAGAGAACATTTCCTTGACCTCTTACGCCGGTCGTGGCATAGTCAACTACAGTGGAGATGGTGCGGGCGGCGATAACGCCGCGGCCGGCAGCTCCCCTTCTCAGATATCTCCGACTTCCGATGCGCCCGCGCCGAACGGGCGCGGTTCGCTTGCTTCTTCCGGAGCCTGCATGTCCGCTCTCGACTTGTTCCTGCCGCTCGCCAAGGTCGATCTCGATCGTCGCCTCGTCACCGGCGTTGCGACCGCGGAGGCGCCCGATCGCTCCGGCGAGATTTTCGACTATTCCTCGAGCAAGCCCTATTTCGAGAAATGGTCCGCTGAAGCCGCAGCGGCAAGCGGCGGCAAATCACTCGGCGCCGTTCGCGCCATGCACACCCCGATCGCCGCCGGCAAGCTGACTGACATCGCCTTCGACGACAACGCAAAGCGGATCACGGTCGTGGCCAAGATCGTCGACGACGACGAATGGCGGAAAGTTCAGGAAGGCGTCTACACCGGGTTTAGCCAGGGCGGCCGCTATGTGAAGCGGTGGGCGGACCCCGACAGCGGACTCACCCGCTACACCGCCGATCCGCACGAAATCTCGCTCGTCGATCTGCCCTGCGTACCCGATGCCACCTTCGACGTGGTCAAGGACGGCATGGTCGAAAAGCGCTCCTTCGCCTCCCGCGCCGAGGCCGGCGACCCAGCTGATCCTGACCTCGATGCAGGCGACCAAGATCTCGACGCCGACAAGCGTGAGTTTTCAGCCGCGCAGCGTAAGAAGGACGCCAACCAGGGCGTCGCCATGCCCGACGGCTCCTATCCGATCCGGTCCGCCAAAGATGTGGCGAACGCCGTGAGGGACTGCTGCAGAAGCGGCGAGGAGGCAGACGTCAAGGCCCACATCATTGCGCGCGCCAAGGCGATTGGCGCTGACGGCGCCCTGCCCGACGCCTGGACAGAACTGGCCGATAAAGCGGTCGGTGTCTCCAATTCGCCGGGGACGACGCAGGCCACCGATGCGTTGGCCAAGGCCCTTACCTACGCCGCTTCGAAGCTCGACCGCGCGACGGCAGAAAACGCACGCCTGCGCAAGGCGCTTGACGATCTGACGCCAGCGCTCGCGGCGATGACGAAGCGCATCGCGGCGCTGGAAGCCCAGCCGCTGCCAGCCAAGGCTGCGCTACGCTCGATAGCCAAGTCGGCCGACGCCGCCGACGAGGCCCTGGTCAGCGCCGACGACGCGGTTCGGCGCCTGGCTTCGCTGCCACCTCATGAGCGCGCGATCGCGCTCACCAAGCTCAGCCTCGCCAATCCCGCGCCGCCGCGCTTCTGAACCGCGGCCGCTGGGTCAGCCAGCAGCTCATCATTCGCTTCGAGACCCCGCCTGGCCGCGACTTTCCTCCCGGTCGCAGCCGACGGAATCGCTGACGCCGCGGCGTCCAGCGAGGCGGCGGTCGAGGTTCAGCGGGCCATCGCCTCGCTCACGGCGGCGATCGGTCGACCGCTCGAAGCCTTGACCGCCGCAGATTATTTCGAGCCACCGGCGGCGCCTCGGGTGGACTGTCGCCAGTACGGTTTTTTCGGAGCCGCAATCCTGAGTTCCGCCGCTCTCAAGGAGATTCCCATGACTCCCCCCAAGTCCATCTTCACGCTTGTAGCTATATGCGGTGCCCTCGCCGGGTGCACTTCCGCCGGCCAGCTTACGCCCACCGCATCCGCGGCTATCACCGCAGCTTACAACGATGTGTGCAACGGGCTGCCAGCGCTCGGTCCGGCCTCCACGACGATGAACGCCGACGCGAAGAACGCGTACGCCCAAGCGCAGACGATTTGCGCCACGGGGACACCCACCAATGCCGTCGCCGCAGGCATCGATATTCTGGCGGTCGAGAATGCGTTGCTCCCCTACTTCAAGAAAGCGACTGCGCTCGCGCCAGATCAAGAGATTGGCAGGCAGCGTGCGAGGTTCGGGAATGTCAATCTCGGCAATCTGAAGTTTGGCGAGTGATCGCGACCTCGACGCCAGTGGCACGCCGGCCCGCCGTGAAAGCGTGGTCTCTCGCCGCGCACTCACTCGCGGTGATTGAGAACGATCGAGTCGCGCTCGAAAGGCTCAGGATCAAGGGTTCCCGCAGAAGCCCCAGCGGTCGCACGCAAATCGCGCCCGCCAATCCACCCATGCTCTCATCCCATTAACCCCCAATCCGCGCCAGGAACCGACCTCATGAATATTGCGCTGACGACCCAGGAGACGTTGGGTTTGATGAAAGACTCCCTCGCCAAGAACGTCACGATTTCGACCGGCCTGACCGCGTACGACCTGCAGGCGCCGGCGAAGAACCTCTATCCGACGATCACGCCTCTCAGAAACTCGGTGCCTCGGGTCGCGCGTCTCAACCCCGGCGACGCAGCGCACTGGCGTTCGATCTTCGCCACGACCGGTTCAGGCTTTGACGCGATGGGCTGGGTGCCGGAAGGTCAACGTTCGGCCAGCATGTCTTATTCCGCTACCTCCGTCACGCTCCCTTACGTGACGCTTGGCGAGGAAGACACGGTGACCTTCGAAGCAGAGGCTGCCGCCCAGGGCTTCGAAGACATCAACGCCACTGCTACCCTGCGTATCCTGCAGAAGACGATGCGCAAGGAGGAAACGGCGCTGCTTGGCGGCAACACGTCGCTTGCGCTCGGCACGGCCGGCGCTCCAACTCTGACTGCCTCAGGCACCGGCGCGACCCTTCCAGGGACGACCTATTCAGTGATCGTCGTCGGTCTGACATTCGAGGGCTATCGCAACTCGAGCCTCTCCGGCGGAGTCGCTGCAACCAAGACCATCACCGGCAACGACGGCAACACCTATACGCTGAACGGTGGCTCCTCGATGCGCAGCGCCAACGTCACACAAGCTGTGACGCTCGGACAGACGCTGTTTGCAACTGCCCCGATCATCAACGCCGCCGTCGCTTATGCCTGGTACGTTGGGCCCGCCGGCTCGGAGACGCTGCAGGCCATCACCACAATCAACAGCGCTGCTTTTAGCGCACCGCTCGTTTCAGGCCAGCAGGCCGCGACCGTCATCACTGCCGACAATTCTCGCAACCCGGGCTTAGCGTTCGACGGATTGCTGACGGACGGCTTCAACCAGGCGACGAGCTCGTTCGTGCAGGCATTGCCGTCTGGCCCTGCGGGGATCGGCTCGTTCCTCACGCCCTCGGGCCGAGGTTCTATCGCCGAAATCGACAATATGCTGCTGCAGATGTGGAACAGCTATCGGCTGTCGCCGACGGTGATCTATGTCAACGCACAGGAGCAGAAGAACATCACGGCGAAATGCTTGACGAACGCGTCTGGGCCGCTTGTTCGCTATAATGTCGACGCCTCTCAGTCGGCGCCTTATGAGTTCACAGCCTCCGGCGTCGTACGTTGGTACTACAATCCGTTCACCGGTGTCGAGATCCCGATGCCGGTTCATCCGGATCTGCCGCCCGGCACCATCCTGGCGTACTGTGAACGGCTGCCAGCATGGTATCAATCGAACGAGACGCCCAACGTCGCGGAGGTCCTTACACGTCGCGACTATTATCGCGTCGATTGGCCAGTCCGCACCCGTCGCCGCGAGTTCGGCGTCTACACCGAAGAGGTCTTGGCCATATACGCCTCGTTCGGCATCGGCATCCTCACCAATATCGGCAACGGCTGACGCTCGGCCGCGCCTAGCGCATCGCCGCGAGGCGGAGGCGCACGCGCACGTTCGTTTCGATTTTGCCCGTCATTGCGAGCGTTGCATGTCGCCATTCAATCTGACCAATCTCGCGGCTTTGAGGGCCTGGCTCGGATTGCCGTCCGCGCCGGGCCCGAACGATGCGACGCTCGCTGCGCTCGTCACGGCGGCGAGTCGTTCCATCTACGCGGCGCTTAGCCGCCCCAGCCTCCTGCCATTCACCTATGCTGAAACCATTGATCTTGAGACCGAACGGGTCACCTTGAGGCACTGGCCCGTGTTGCAGGTGACGTCAGTGACGTGGCGCGGAATCGCCGTTCCCCCCGACGAGAACGCCGACCCGGAGGCGTCATTAGGCTATGTCCTTCAGCCGGATGATGGCGTTCCACCGGGGCGGCCGCAGGCACTCGATTTATTCGGCCATCACTACCGGCCGGGACGGCAGAGTCTCGTCGTATCCTACAGCGCCGGATATGCGGTTCAAAACGAGGCGCAAGCCATTCCCGCCGGCGCTCCCCTCCAGTTCTCCGCGTTTTCGCCTTATGGGCCCTGGGGATCGGATCTCGGCGTGACTTATACTGCGACCGGCGCGCCGCTGACTGCGGTTTCAGCCTTGCCTGGCGCTGGCCAATATTCGGTCAGCGCCGGGACCTATGGCTTCTCTGCCGCGGACGCCGGGCAATCGGTGTCCATCTCTTACGGCTATGTGCCGCAGGATATCGCTCAGGCCGCCCTGGAATTGGCGGCTGAGCGTTTTCGAGCGGCCGAGCGTATCGGCCTGAAATCGAAGTCGATAGGCGGTCAGGAAACAATCGCTTACGACACGAGCGCAATGTCGGCGCCGATCCAAGCGATGCTGCAACCCTATAAGCGGGCCATCCTCTGATGTCCGCGCTCGAGGTCCAGGGTTTCGACGAAACAAGCGCGCGGTTCGATGCCTATCCCGCCGCATTGCAAGCCGCGCTCGGCGCCAAGGCGACCGAACTCGCTGCGGCGCTCGCCGATCTGGTCAAAGACAAGCTTTCCGGCGCCGTGTTGAACGCCGGCTCCGGCGCCCTCCGCGACTCGATCGCGGCCAGCGTAACTGCCGCCGCGGATGGCATTCTCGCTTTGGTCGCCTCCGAAGGCGACGTGAAATATGCGGCCATTCAGGAGTACGGCGGCAAGACGAGCGCGCACGAGATCCTGCCCGTGAAGGGCGACGTGCTCGCCTTCGTCGCCGGCAACGGTCAGCATTTCGCGCGCCGGGTCGAGCATCCTGGTTCGGTGATCCCGGAGCGATCCTATTTGCGCTCGTCGCTCGAGGACATGAAAGACGAAATCCTCGCGGCGCTCGCCGACTGCGCGACCGATGCATGGGAGAGCGCATGACCCGCGAAGCCGCCTTCTCCGCACTGTTCGCCGCCATTTCCTCGGCTTATCCGTGGGGACTCGCGTCGCGGAGGATGAAGCTGTGGAGCGAAGTTCCAGCCGCGCTGCGGCCGGCGTTCTTCCAGCTCGAATCAGGCCCGGAAACATATCAATGGGCGTCGCCCGCGACGCCAAAGCGAACGCTTGAAGCCAAGCTCTTCCTCTATTTCGACGCGCGTGACCCGACGACGCCAGGCGCGATCGCGATCAACAACGCTCTCGACGCAATCGACGCGGCGCTTGCGCCTGCGGCCTCCAGCATCGGCCTCGGCCGCCAAACCCTCGGCGGCGCCGTCTACGACTGCAAGATTACGGGCGTGCCGGTGCGAGACACAGGCGACCTCGACGGTGACGGGCTCGCGGTGGTCGCAGTCCGGCTGGTTGGACCGTGAAGACGCTCCGTCCCTCGCTCCGCTGAATCTTACTCGGGAATGCGCTGTGTGTCTCCCTGACCAGCGGCGCGACTCTCATACCGACCCCCAAACGGAGTTCACCCTTATGTTCGTATTCGGCTCGGGCGTGCTGATCGGCACGCAATTGAACGTCCCCAATCCGACTCCGATCAACTTCGGATTGATCCAGAAGGTCAGCGTCGACACGTCGGTGAGCGTCAAAGAACTCTACGGCCAATATGCGTTCCCGGTCGCCGTCGGATCCGGCACGCGCAAGGTCACGTGCAAGGCCACCTTGGCGCGCTTCAGCGGACAAGCCCTCGGTCGCCTGTTCTACAACCAGACGCCCACTCCTGGCACGACCATATCCCAGTTTGCCGAGGTGCATAGCGTCCCTTCGTCGGCCCCCTACACGATTACCGTCACCAACTCGGCGCACTTCGTGGCTGACCAGGGTGTTACTTACGCGGCCAACGGCCTCCCGCTGCTCAATGTCGCGACGTTGACGGCGGCAGGACAGTACACGTTCAACGCCTCGACCGGAATCTACACGTTTAACTCTGGAGATGCAGGCGACGGCGTCCTAATCTCCTACACCTACACACAAACAGCCACGACAACTCAGAGCCTGGCGATCGCAAATCCGCTGGTCGGACCGACGTCGACTTTCTCGGCGCTGCTATTCGCGACCGACCCGACAACAAACGCGCAATTCTCGGTGACGCTTAACCAGTGCGTCGCCAGCAAGTTCTCATTCGACACCAGTATCGAGGACTTCTCTAAGCCGGACTTCGAGTTCCAGGCCTTCGCCAACGCAGCCGGTCAGGTCATGACCTTCAACTTCGGAGACGCAGCGTGAGTGACGAGGCGTTCGCCATATCGCTTGGCGGAAAGACTTGGTCGGTTCCGCATCTGCCGTTCCGCGCGATCAAGGTTATCCAACCAGCGTTGTTCGACGTCTATCTCTCAGCCGGCGGCGCCGCGATGTCAGCCGAATCCGTTGCGCGCCTCGACGAGACCCAGCTCGACCGCCTCGCCGAGGCGACTTGGCGAGCGGTCTCTTTCGTCGAGCCCGAACTTTCCTTCGCAAGCTTTCTCGACCTCGCGTTCTCGGTCGGCGAACTGATTCAGGCCTTTCCCTCGGTGGCTAGGGCAGCTGGGCTTCGTCCAGGCAAGATTGAGAATCCAGGCTTACCTGCGGATGCGACGCCGGAGGCGTCGCAAAACGTGGGAAAGTCGATTTCGACGCCCTGATCGCTCAGGTCGTCTCCAATACCGGCTGGAGCTGGGACGAAGCGCTCGACCAATTGACGATGCCGCGGTTTCTCGCACTGCGGGCAGAGTGGCGCCGTAACCCGCCCGTTCACTGGCTCGTGGCCGCCGCGCTCAAGTATCGTGAGCGAGACGAGGTCGGGCCAGCGCGCCAGCCAACGATTGCGGAACTGAAAGCGGCCTTTCCAAACGGCGCGCTTTGACATCCCAGTAAGGTCAAGGATCAGCCATGGCCGACGCAAATGTCTCCGTCAGCTTCAGCGCTTCGACCAGCGACTTCGTCTCCCAAGTTGGCGCGGCGAAGGACGCCTTACTAACCTTTTCGACGCCGTTCGGCGAAATCAACCGGCAACTGGCCTCGCTCGGGACCGCAGCGTCCCAGGCCTTCAGCGCCGATCGTCTGGCGCCGTATCGTGACGCGCTCTCCGCGACCCAGGCACTTCAGCAGTCGTTCGCCGCCGATAGCGCTCGCGCCGCGGCGGCATTGCGCGAGGGCGACGACGCAGCCTATGCAGACGCGGCAAGGGCAGCGCAACTCGCAACCTCGGAAGAATTGAGGATCTTGGAGGACGCCACAAAGCAGAAATTGGCCCTCTATTCCGAGGAGGCGCGCTCTTTCCAAATCACCCAGCAGCAAAAACTCTCCCTTTCGCAGCAAGCCCTCGACGCGGACTACGCCGCCGAAGTCGCCGCGCTGCAAAGGGAGAACGCTCTCGGCGAGCAATCGGTTGCCGCAACACAGCGTGTTGACGACATGATCATCGAAGCGGCGCGTCGCCGCGACGATCAGATGTCCGCCTTGACCCGCTCGGCCCTGCAGGAGCAGGAGCGCGACTATCAGGCGTTCGGCAACTCTATCGCGCAGGCGTTCAATTCCCAATTGCGCGGGCTCGTGACCGGGACGACCACCTGGCACACGGCGTTTAAGAGTGTGCTGGACGATCTGCTGATCAAATTCATCGAGTGGTGCGAAACGACCGTCGAGCGTTATATCTTGGCGGAGGCGATGAAGACAGCTGCAACCACAGCGGGCGTCGCCGCGCGCACGAGCGCAGAAGAGGCCGGAGCCGCGGCTTCATTGGGAGCACAGGGTGCGGCGCTGGTCCGATCGATCCTCTCGTCCGCCGCGGAAACATTCGCTGGCGTGTTCGGATTTCTTGCGCCGCTCATGGGGCCCCTCGCGATCGGCCCTGCCACGGCGGCCCAAGCCACGGTCGCGGGAATGGCGGGCGCTGTTGCATCCGCGGATATCGGCATGTGGCAGGTGCCAAGAGATCAACTTGCGCTGATTCACCAGAACGAACTCATCATGCCCCCAGGACCTGCCGGAGCGCTACGCGACATGTTGACGAGCGGCCCGAACGGCGGAAGTGCAGGAGGCGGAGGGTCAGTCGCCATTCACCCAACCACCCACTTACACGTCAATGCAATCGACGGCCCGTCGGTTGCGTCGTGGATGCGCCAGAACGGTCCGGGTATGGCGAAGGCGCTTGACCAAGCAGTCCGCCATGGCGCTGCGCTTGGCCTGAAACGGCTTAATGGACGCTGATGGCATTTCCTACTATCGCCGGCGTCCATTTGCTGCCCTCGACCGGCGAGTTCGCCTACGACACGATCTCGGCGGTCGGGTTCCAGCGCGGATCGAGCGGACTTAACAACGCGACCATCCTGAATTTCTTCAGCAGTTCGCCCGGCGCATCAACCGATTATACAAACGCGATCACCCAATTCCAGATTGATCACCCGGAATGCAAAACGATCAGCCTTGTCATTGCGTGGTTCTTCAACTCGGAGGACGCGTCGAGTTGCAACATCTATCCGTCGACCAACTTCATTCTCGGCGAGTTCGAGCAGTGGGAGAGCGCGGCCTTCGCGCCGGTCAACTGGAAGGTGTCTGGCTTAACCGAGCAGGAATTCCCGGGCCTAATCCCGCTCCCTTCGCTGCCCGGGTCAACCAACTTCGTATACGGCGGTACGCCAAGCGACCCTAGTGTCGTCCGCTGTATACGCGATCTCAAAAGTCGCGGATTCAATGTCGTCTTCTATCCGTTTTTGCTCGGCACAGGGAGCGGGTTTCCATGGCGCGGCCGCATCACCTCGCCCGGCGATCTCACGCAGACCGCGACGAATGATGTGGCGACGTTCATGGGCAGCGCGGCGGTCGGCGATTTCGTTCGGGATTCGATCAATCTAACCGTCGACTACGCAGGTGCAGCAGGACCGTTCGATTGGACGTTCCGCCGGATGATTCTACACTATGCGAACCTCTGCGTAGTGGCGGGTGGAGTGGGTCTGTTCGTGATTGGCTCAGAGCTTCGCGGCCTCGAGATCCTGCGCGGTCCGACCTGGACGAAACCGGGAGCCGTCGACGGTTCGGGCAATGCGATCTGGGACTATCCAATGGTCGCCCAGCTGAACGCCCTCGCCAATGACGTCCGGACCACGTTCGATAACGCAGGGCTCACCAAGAACCTGTCAAATCTCGGGAACCTCATCACCTATTCGGCCGACTGGTCGAGTTGGATGGGATGGCAGCACGCAGGGGCAAACGGTCAGTGGCCGCATCTCGATCAACTGTGGGCCAATCCGAACATCGATTTCGTCAGCTTTGATAATTACATGCCACTGACGGACTGGACGACTGGCGCCGGCGGTTTGGACGCGGCGAACTGGAATGAGCCACAGTTCAGTGGGGCCTGGCCGCCTGGGCCGACACAACTGAGCGGCTTGGGTTTGAGCGGGCCCCCAACGATCTACTCGATCCCTTATCTCAAAGGCAGCATTGAGGGCGGACAGTATTTCGATTATTTCTACAATGACAGCAACAATCTTGGCCGCGGTCTCGATCCGAACGGAACGGATTCACAAGTTTCGTTGCCTGAAGGCGACCGTCTATCGCAGGCCCGTAACCAATACTTTCCTCAACAAGAGATTCTCGCCAACAAGCAATTGCGCTGGTGGTGGAATAACAACCACCAGGCAATCTATGATAACGGCGATGGGACCGGCTTTTCGCCACATGGGACGAGGACCGAGTGGACGCCGAACTCCAAATCGATCATCACTCTCGAATATGGCTTTGCCGCATGCGACAAGGCGACCAATCAACCGAACGTCTTCTTTGACCCAAAATCGACAGAGAGCTCCACGGCCTACTGGTCGATCTGGGATCCGGCCAACGAGCTCGGATATCTCCCGCGGCGTGACGACACCATTCAGGCTCTAGCGCTTCAGGCGGTCTACGAATACTGGAATGTCGACGGGAACAATGAAAGCGTCGGCGGACTGCCGATGCTTAACTGGAATTTCTGCTGCGTCTGGAATACCGATGCACGGCCATTCCCGACATTCCCGGTCCTGAACAGCGCCTGGGGCGACGCTGGAAACTGGC